AAGTTGTCTCGTGCGTGTTATCCATCACCCTTAACTCTGCTATTTCTGATTTCAAATCTGCTATTTCAGCCTGTGCATCTTCATATCTAACCCAACCCCCGTTATTAGCAATATGCTTAGTGGTTGTTAAGCAGTATCTATCCATCACCTTTCTCCAGACTTAGAGCCTCTAAAAGCGCGGTTTTGGTTGATTTAAGCACTTCAGCGCACTCAGACCACCCTTTTGCGTCAGAATCCTTTAAAAACTGCTCTGGTATCGCCTTAAACGCGCTTTCAAGCGTACCGAAGTACATATGCCCTACCCAAAAAACTTCGTTTTTGACCACTTTCCTTTTTTGGAGGATGTACTGCCTTTTGTCTGACACAATACGATAGCTCTCATTTATCTTGATTTCCATTGTGACACCTCTTTAATCCAAATAAATATAAATTGTTAACAACGACACCAATGTTATCACGTTGACAAAAAACAAAATATCTCTCGGTTGCGATAAATTTATTTTTAACCAACTTCTTCTTGGGCGAAGGATTTCAAGCGTTGCTAAAAAAACCAATGTTGCCCACCAAAACACCCATAACCAGAATGGCTCTGGTATATGCTCTATAAAGCTCATTTCCTTTTCTCCTAATTATTTTTGTAAATATTTTCTGTACTCGGACGTTAACATAGGTGTTGAGAAAAGTATAGTTTTTTCTGGATGCGTTGTGGGAGTAAGGGTGCAGAAAGAACTGTAGTTTTTTCTAATAGGGTTCGTATTGTGATTGGGTAGGGTGGACTGAATCTGTTTTCGCCACGTTTTTTCGCAAGTCATTGATTTTATTGAAGTTTTTCTAATAAATAATTATTTTTCTTTATATAAAACAATACTTTATATAAAGACAATACTTTATATAAAAATATATCCTATTTAACATAATACTTATTATACGCAATAGTTATATATTACAGATCCACCATACAATAGCATCAATACATGCCTTTAAGTCATCCTAGAGTGGTCGCTGAAAGCCATACAAACATACACCTATACCGCCCTATTAGTATTTTTTATTGTCCAGTATGGGCGATTACAGGCAGTCCAGTGGCGTGTGGTGTGTTTACTATAATGTAAATTTATTAAGATTTTATTATATTATCTATATTATCCAGATTATTTGGGTATTTATACAGTGCTATGTTAGTGACCACTAACCTGCAAACGTATATAGGTAAAGGATTTTATTTTTAAATATATCTAATATATATATACATTATCTATATATATATTTATTATAATCTGTTTTTTATTTTACACTTTTGTTTATTTATTATTAATATATCAAACAAGATTTTTACTTTCTTTTTGTGTATGGGTAATGGGGTAATGGGGTAACGAACCTTATATTTCACCCTATTTTTTCACAAAACCCGCGCCACCATTAACTATAAATGATAGTGATCACTAACATTATACAGATTACAGATTTTCTTTAAAAAATAACGTACTTTAAAAGCCCTGTAAGCCCGCCTAAGAGCCAAAAGCTCCTGGGCTACACTAGTGTATAGGGTATACCCTCAAATCACCGTAGGCGAGCTTACATGTATTCTATAAGCAAAAAAAACCCGCTATAAAAGCGGGTTGTTTATTTTTTTATTAGCTGGATTAATAGGTAAAATCAGCAACCTTTTTAACCAATGAGTAATTATTATAAAAATCGGACTGGATGTAATAGTCACCGGATTTTATAAAACGGCTTAATTGGCTCGGGCTGGTATTAATTAATTTAGCCATATGCCTTTTTTTCATGTCGCGATTTGCAATAAACATTGATAATTTTTCGCTTTTCATAGTCGATCACCTTTTGTGATAATGATCTTTTGATTAGGTAAATAATCAATAACGTATGTTTTACAATTTGATAATAATTGATCAACCGATTTATTGTTGAGATCAATAATTGGTATATCTCGATTATTGCGCGATCTGCCAGCGATCTTAATTGGGTTATTAGCGCTTATGCAATCAATCTCATTGCCATCTATTGGCTTTTTGCTGATGACTATACCAGTGCTATTATAACTAACATAGGCGCAATCATAGCGCTTGAAACCATACTTAGCTAATAACATAGATTCAATCCATACTCTGGCAAGCCCGCGATTTTTACAGACTTTTAATTGCTTGGTTAACAATGATAATTTATTCATAATTTTAGTACCTCTATTGATTAATATTCATATATAAAAAAAGTTTTACCGCTAACTGAAAATGTTAAACGGTTACCATGCTTTGATCTTTTGTGTGCTATTACTTTATTGTTAGAACGTGTCAATTGCCATTGGTTGATATACAACCCGTTATCGGTTGCCAGTGTATGCAAGCAATCATAAAATCGTTTAACAGGCTTTACATCAAATAATGATCTATGGATATAAATCCATTGATCCGTATTTTTGTCATAGTGTGCAAATTGATCGCACATATCAGAATAATAAGAATAATAAGCTAATTTAAGATCATTATTAGAATATTCTGCGGGTTGCAAGGTTGCCATTATTGATCCTTATAGGTTGATAGTAAGGCCAGATATCTGGCTGTTGATTAAATTAAAATGTTGCTGTTTTTTGATTTTAGCAACTTCATTTTTAGCCCATATAACATCATGTTTATTTGTGGAATAGTCCATAATGTAATTAAGCATGATCAAGTACTCATTAGGCGTTGGGGTAAAGTCTATATTTTTCATAATATTTTTAATCCTTGTTTGATTAATGCTTATGGTATGAAATATTAGCAACGTTTTTGTTGTAGCACGCTGTGCAATCAAGGCATTTATTACCTTGTTTTTGTGAAGGGCATTCAAAGCCGATAACAGCGCGCCTATGGTGTACAGTACTTGTATTAATGCCATCGCGCGTATTAGGTGGTAAACCGTCCACCATCGCACCGGACAAGCGCACACAAAGGTTTTTCGGCAATGATTTACGGTATCGATTAATAATAGCCTTTTCCTTGGTTGATAACCAAAAATTAATTTCCGGTAATAACTCAGCTATTTTAATGATCGCAATATAATGCGCGTATGATTGCAGATCGCCCGCATCCATCCAACGGTGATATCCAACCTTACAACGTTTATTAATCAAAAAAACCATAGCAACGATCCAATTGCTCAGGTTGTCCAGTTTGGTTTGCTTGTGGATTGCAAGGGTATTGTTGCAACGTCCCTGTTTAACCGATGGATAGATACCCGTCCCGCGCTTTGCATAGCATCTATAACATACGCTATCTTTAACTTTAGATAGTGCCGCGCCCGTTTTACAATAATCAGGCGATAAACCAAAGGTTGATCCAAGCATTTTACTATTACTGTTAGATATATCACCACTGGTTATGGTTCTGGCAAGCTTGATTGTAAGCTTGTCATTAAGTGTAAATTTTTTGTTTAATGTTGGCATTGTTTTTTATCCTTTTATCAATTGTTGATTTGTTGCGACAAACTGCAAGACGGCAATAATGGCATCATATCGATTTGAACTAATCGCAGTATGGTTTTTGAAAGTACAGATATAGCAACGGGTTTTTTTATTAAATATGATTTTCATTGTCCTATACCCCTATAACCTTCCATCAGTAAAGCATCGATTCCCATTTCGCCCCCCTCGAAAGCCTCCCCTTTTGTCAGGGAAAACGAGGCAACAAACTGACCTTCTCTGTGAACGTGGAACTGGACGTGAGTCCAGTCTTCGTACGTCTCATAGCTGCTGATATAGCAGCCTTGAGGGTTAGCTGATAACTGTGGAACATTAGCAGCAATCACTGGCATTATGAATAGTGTTTTTTCAGTCTCAATATTTCTATAATGTTCTGGCACATTATCTATAATCTGATTAATAGTCACATTATAACCTTCCCTTATTCTTGGCAAATCAAGCGCATCGTATTGGTTGCACCATAAAGTATTAATTGTATTTTTCAATTCTTTTTTTGTCCCTGTCCAATGGCTTAACTCTTTAATGGTGTTTTCGTTTTTGCAATTGCCAATTTCCCATAATGGCAAGGCGCACCATATAGGTTCGTGTGCTATGTTTGTTGTTCTGGTTATTTCAAAGCTTTTGTATGTTTCGATATTCATTTTATATTTTCCTTTTTTAGTTAAAATTAATTATGACCAGCAATCACTTGCATTATGACAGGCTGAAAAATTATGGTTATCACAATATTTATCCCACACATCTTCCTGTATTGCCTTTTCTCTCAATAATTCATATCTATCATGTAATTCATAAGCCCGCTGATGGTTAATTATATAATTGCCACGGCATATATGATTATTAATTGACTTTAAAGTTTTATCTAATTTTTGTATTGTTGATAATGCCATTTTATATTTTCCTTTTGTATTTGACGTTATTGTCGCGAATTTTCAACTAAATTTTAGGTATATAGTGTATAGCAGTCAATAAAATTATACAAAAATGTCGATTAATTTAAGAATGTGTTAAAAAACAGACGCTTATGTAGATAAATTATTTTCGTTATTGCGCACTGCAACATGGTTTTCTGGCATAGTACTTGCTAGTAAAACATGTTTAGCAAACAATGTAGTTTGGTTGATTTTTTGACAGTAAAAGCAATTATTTCACCCGATAGTTTAATTTGATAAAAATCAAGCTATTGTTGGCTATAATCCAATTTATGAAAAATATCATTTTTCCAATTATCGACCTTATTTTGACTATTAAAGGATTTTATCCCAAAAATCCTGCCAAATCACCTGAAAACCGCGCTATATAAGGCTTTCAGCCCGATTGCTCATTTTTTGAACAGCAAAAATTCTGAAAAAGCCAAAAAACCACCTTTTTAGCTCATTTTTATAAAAGGGTGTTTTGCCCAGAAAAATTTTTGAGATCGAAACTGCCTGACAGATTTTTGATCTGCTTTGCTATTGGATTAAACTGAAACCAAAGACTCCCTGGTTGTTTATGAGTAGTGACAACATAATAAAAAACCACCACACAAAAATAGAAAGCTCTTTTTAAAATTACTATGCTGTTTTCATGCAGTGCCTTGTGGGCGGCAATCCACCAACAATCTGGAGCAACCCGTCAAAAGCCATATAAGCCCGTTAGCAGCAATTCTCTGTTTAATCTGGATACATTGCCCTAGTTAACTTCAAAGAATTGTCATAGAGTCGCGTATAAGCAATCAGATACCCTTTCAAACAGTATTAAACAGTGGTTTTGCAGCAATTCCCTGAGTGACCAGAAATAATCTGCTGACAATAATCAGGAAATTATCAGGAAATTGCCACCAATATTATTTGGACTATTCTGGAAATGTTCAGGCATAAAAAAAGCAGCATTTCTGCTGCTCTTTCTGGCGAGTGCTAATATTGAAAAAAGTAATCGGGGTATTTCAAATTGAAAATTTAGCTTTTGGTTTTCAAATTATAGGTATTAAACTCATAGCCTTTTTTTACCATTGTACAGTTACCAGATTGATCAACCATTACATACATCTGCTGTCTAATCCAATAGGATACCTGAGATTGTGAACACCCCAGAAAAGCAGCAAGCGCCTTTTTGGGGATGTCGTTATCAGCTAGATGGACTGATAATTTGGTTAGTCTATAGCTCATAAATCACCTCCATTCATTTCTTTAGCCCAAATCAAAACGGGCATTATTTCAATCAAATTTTCGCAACTTAAAACAGTATCTGGACTATCACCGTCAAGATCCCGTTTAACCAGATAAAATCTATTTTCTGCTGCATCTTCTCTGTTACATGGTGCTATCGCATCAATAAACAAAACATACTCATGGTCACCGCTGCGATTAATCACATAAGATGGGCATACATCATTTTTACTGGTATGATTTTCAAAACCATCTAATATTTCAGAGTCAATATCAGCAGTGTATACATTGGCGTTGAATAAATCGTTTATCATTTCTTGGTAAGAATATTTCATTATCTGCCACCTTTTAGCTCATCATTTATTTCATCAGCCATAATAAATAGGTAGTTTGAAATTGAGTCAATTGCATAATTCATCAGCACCTTGTTTTCAGCGGATTTTAAGGCGCAGCCCGTCAAACCCCTGCCATATATTTTTGCCCAATTAATGACCTCGCCATAACTATCCTCAATAGTGATAGTTTTTAGTGTGTGCGGTGCTACCGGCCTTGAAATGCTGTACTCGACAAGCATATTTTTGCTATCTGCCGTCACCTCTACCCATCCAGACAGGTATTTAAAAGTGTAATTTAATTTTTCCATTATAACGCCCCTTTAGCCAAAATAATAAAAAGCTAATCGGTCGATAAGCTGACCGATTAGCCATGTTAGTGTTAACAATATAATAATAGTCATTATACCACCTCAAATATATGGCAGTCCGACAACATCCAGCTTTCTGGATAACGACTTACAAGCTCTGACGGAATGCTCATTTCTGGCATCGTAATATTCAATATCACCGTAAGATTCCATCACGCTAAACATAGCCCGCCAAAAACCCTGCTGTAATGTTCTATGTTTATTGGTGATTTTCTGTAAAAACAAATCGGCTATTTCCTGATCTGAACTTCTGTTCAGGTGATGAAAAATAACGTCCATTGCATTGTCTATTTCTTTTTCCCGTTGGTTATCCTGTTTTATCAGGTTAATCTGGTGCTTGGTTAATGTACTCATAATATAATTTCCTTTTTAAAAAATGTTAACGGGTTGTTTCACAGCAAAAAAGCACTGTTGGATAGACACCTTAATGCCTATCTCAACAATGCTCTCTATGCGGCTTCAGCTTGCGCTATACGCGACCATTGACGGTCAGACATAGTAAGTATCTTGCTACCGATGCTTTCAAGCTCAGTCGCTCTATCGTAGCCTATGGAGTCATCATTTGCCTGTTCTGTAACAGCATTGAGCATACCCCATTTGGAATAATTCTGATCTTTAATTAGGGATTCCAAAACACCATCTGTTTCTGACTGTCTGATGCCCACTTCTTTGGCTAATAACTCAACAGCGGGCACTGGGTTAACAACTTTTTCAGACTCATTGGCGAGGCGCAATTTGTCACCCATCTGTCGGCTGAAATCCTGAGAAGCAATTGCCTTCAGCATATCAGTGGTTTGACCGATTAAAGCCCGATCTTCTAATACTCTGGTTTCATCAGAAATAATTGAGAAGTCTACACCCTCGATTAATTTGCCACCTAAATGAGAACGCTTGAAGTTGAAAGCATCAATGCCACCGAAATGACAACCGTTATCGCAAAAAGAGCGCCAGAAAAATGCCTGTAACGCAAGTGACCCGTGACCAGTCTCACTATTGGATAACATAAATCCTGGACGAATTATATCGGGTGTACCTTTGGCAGTGATTCCAATTTGCTGTGCCAGACTGTCATCTGGGAAAAGTACCTTCAGATACATTTTTGAATCAGTAATATTTGATGACAGCAATTTGGTTTCAATATCACCATTGATGATACTGGGCAGGGTATGCTCCAATACTGGGGCATGATCAAGGCGCTTATAGCTATTAGATAGAAATGCTCTTAATTCGCCATTCAGTGTACGCAGCATACGGGTGTTTGGCTCTTTTTTGAACATGTCGTTGACCAGACCGTATAAATGCTCCGGATAATCAGCCAGTATACGGAAATAGTGCTTGGTTGGAATTTGAAGACGGGCAGCAATTTGTTTATGGGCATTATCAGTGATCCCGAATTGCATAGTTTGATCAGGATTAGCGATTTGGATTTTCAAACCAGATTCAGTTTCAATAAATTCAGCTTTTTGTGTATCGGCTACAAAATCTTGTTTGGTTTTATTTTGGTCAATTACTGTAGTAAGTAGAGACTCTAAGTTCATTGCAGTTTGCATAATAATTTCCTTTCCTTTTTTAGTTTTGGTTTGGGGCATTGCTGCCCCGTTATTAATTTAGTTATTTTACTGAGTAGGCATTTCTGCTTGCATAACTTTTAAGTTATTAATGTTTCAATTTCCTTTATACGCCTATACAAGCAATAAAGCAACACATAAATGTAAATTAATTAAACATAGTTGTTATTACTTAAACAGAATCATTATTTTATCAGGCTTTTTATTTACTAATGATATTATGATTTCTGAGCAGAAAATCTGATTAAATCAATATTTCTGTTTATATAAATAATTCAATTTATTTATATCTTTCGCTTTATTTATTAAATCCAATTAATTCCAGGATTTCATCGAGAAACCACCTTTTTAGCTCATTTTTATAAAAGGGTGTTTTGCCTAGCAAAATTTTTTGAGTCAAAGTCGAGCCGAAAAAAAGCGAGAACTTGTCTCGCTTGGTTTGGTTTGGAAATTAAATATTGATTTAGATCAATGTTTATTATTGCGCTTTTTCCGTTCCTTTTGGTGTTCTGAATCATCAATCAAGGCATTGTCTCTGACGTACTCATCCACTGCCGCAGCAATTTCTTCATCGGTCAATGCGTATCGATTAGCATGGGATTCTGGATAGCAGCTAGGGCAGTCTGGATCGCCACACTTAAGCATTTCCTGAAGTTCGTCAGGTAAGTTAGCCAGAATGCTCTGCCAACTATTGGGATCATCAAAAGCGCTCTCCTCAACCTCTTCCCGAAACATTACTGACAAATCGTTGTAAAGGATCTGCGCCTGTGAGTAGGTTAGCTCGATAAGTTTTGGTTCGGTTTCTCCAACATTTATCACTATGGTTTTTATCATTTTTTGCTCCAGTTAATAAAGGTCGCTCCCGTGCAAGGGGGCAACTCGAAAAAAGAAAACGGGGTATTTGAAATCGAAATTTTGAATTTTGGTTTTGAAAAAAAGCCCCGTAAAGGAAACGGGGCAAATATATATAATGAAAACCAATATTAAAATAAGATACAACAATATGAAAAAGGAATTAAACATATTGTCATACCTTAAGCGCATAGTACCGCACCTCGCCTTTCTTTTCAAGCCCTGTCATATTAACGCCTATCGCGCCTTGGTCTTGCAAGTCGTTTAACACCTCATTACGATTTTTTATCGCCATACCTTTAAACGGAAAAATTTTATTCATATCAGTACGGCTCATACCGTTGTGCAGCGTTTCTCTAATCGCCTCAAGGCAGTCATTGCGTTGCTTGTGTTTCGGGTCTTGCGTTGAATACCTGTCTATCAATGCCGCCAATTTCTTGCCGTGATATTGCACGAACGATATGCACCACTGCGCCAGTTCGGTTGTAATAACTGGCTTATACGGATCTTCAAATGCCGCTAAACCCACGCAAAGTCTTCGGGCGTTTTCCAACCAACGACATGATACGTTCCTCATGAACTCGTTGTGTTGGTATTCGTCATCAAGATAGTCATCGAAATCAAAGAATAGATTACTTACTTCGGTGGAGATGTTAATTATTTTTGGGTCGGCTTTATTGGAATATGACCGACTCATATCCTCAAGATTACCCATGTTCCCGTATTTAAGCTCATCGCCCCTATCAACTACCGCCTCACAGTGCTTGATAATCCAGTCCGGTATTCCCAACTCGATCTTTCTGCGCTTGGTTATTCTGTCGTTTCTGGCATCCATCACGATAAGCCTATTAAGGAAGCCGCCCTCAACATGGCTCGATGTCAATGCATCCACGAACTGTTGTGGCGTGGACATACCAAGCATGGTTAAGCAAGGGTTATGGATAGGCTCAGCCCGTAAATCCTTCTTGGTGTTCTGACCATCAGGCATCGCGTAACTACGCCCTCCCCACACACCCCTGCTATCTGAATACACTTCCTTCATTGCTTCAAACGCCTCAGAGTCCCGACCATTGCCTTTTAAGCCTCTGGCTAATTTATCGCCAAACTCATCGATGACAGAGATCCTAACGGGGCTTTGTATCAGGTGCGCTCGTAGCGCAGCCTCTGATGTAAAGCTGCTGCCCCCAAACACATCTTTCAAGCTTTTCTGATTAGACTCAAGAAGCACTTTATGAATGCATTTTTTAATAAAATCTTTACCAGTACCAGTGCCTGCAATGAGGCAACCCATGATAGGCGAGAAGTTTCCTCGCTCATTCTCCATAAACACTCTTGATGCTGCGCCACAAGCAAGAGTGATTGCCCCTAGTAATGCCACCTGTCTCGATGACTTTGGCGCTGTGCTTTCCATCCACTCAGCCACTGACTGTACGTTCGTGCAAGGTATGGTTTTTAACAACTCAGGCGTGGTGGATAACAAGTCCTTGCCATCCCATATGCGTAACTCGGCACGTTCTGGCACTTGGAAGCCCGCTTTAACGAATCTATCTAGCACTGCTTTTGCTCTCTTACCTTCGCCTTCATCTTCAGCACACCAGATATCATTGAAGTCCATACCAACCAGTTCAGGCATTGCTATAAAGGTATCGGGGAATTTGTCCCTACATTTTTCCGCTGCCTTAACGCCAGTTTCTGATGCGTCATTATCAGCACCAATAAACACGGTCTTGCCATCAACCAATTTTCTGGTGCTGTACATCACTGGCAGCAAGTTGCCTGAGTCAAAACAAACCACTACCGCACAGTTCAGCGCCAGAGATATTGATGCGCCTGTGGCAAATCCCTCGCAGTATACTATCGATGGACTCGACTCGACATCACCGATGATATGGAAGTTACCTTTCTTTACTGCGTGTTTCTTGAATAATTTAGTGCCACTAGAATTAATGCGTTGCCAGTTAACAGTCTCGCCTTTAACATTATAGATAGGCAGAACCATGTCAGCAGCATTCTCATCAAGTACACCTGCCACCCCCATCTTAAATACCTCGACCTGTGCAATAATGGCTGATATCTTTTTATCAGCAAAGTACTTATGCTTGGTTAACCTTGGCAACGCACTGATTTTAGATTGAACATATTTTGTGGCAGCGGCAGCAAGAATCTCTCGCTCTTTCTTCACCGCCTCTGCGTGTTCCTTCATACGAGCATTAATTTCTGCTATCTCGCTTTGTGATGGCTTGCCGCTTAAGAAACCCGCCCAATTAGTGTGACCGCCTAGTCGCCAATCACCATATGAACCGAAGGCAGCATCACCGCTTCTCTTGAAGTAATACCATCCTGGTTTTGTACTAGGTTTGCACCCATCTACATCACAGCGCATAGGCTCGGTGTCTGTTTCGACTAACCCATCGGGCAGTTGAAATCCGGCATCGATTAATATACTGGTAAATTCATTAATTAAATCACCAGTGGTCTTAACATGTGTGCTTGGCTCATCAAACACATGAAAGTATTCGGGTAGTTCTGTTGTTGGTTTTTTTACTTCTTCTTTCTGCTCTGTTATTGGTTTGTCATCATCGAGACTGACTTTTGCTTCTGCAAGCCAATTCATAAGCTACTCCTTATTATTGTTGGTTATAGCTTATGATTATTTACGTTCTTGTCGCTCATTCTCCAGTAATACGTCCCTCGCTTTGATTTTGCCACCAGATACTCGTTCGATCTGCAAGGCGTTGCTTGCGGGGATTGTGCCTTTTTGTGACCAATTATATACGTTTTGTGAGGAGGTGTTCATTGCCTTAGCAAGCTCTGCTTTGCCCCCAAAGTGGGTAATTGCGTTATTAATACAGCCTTGATTATCAGTTTGCGTCATTTTTCTTTCCTTATTAAATAAAAAATGTAGTTCGAGTGATGGATACTAAACGCATTTTGATAAAATTACAATATAAACTAAATATTTTCTTTACAAGACATAAAATTAGGCGTACTATCAAATCTCCCTTCGGGGACTACAATTTAATCAAAAGGAAACGCTATGAATATTGAACTATTACAGCGTATCTCAGAACTTGAAGCAATCAAGTTAGAGATATCAGCGCTAAACTCACAAAAACTCGAAACAGAAAACCTCATCCTCGCCCTTGTTGATAACGACAAGCTAGAAGGCGGCAAAACCCTTAAAGATGAAAACGTCAGCGTCACTGTAACCAATGCGGTTACTCGTACCTGTGACTTTGAGAAACTTCATATGCTTGGTAAAGAATTGCCGCCAGACCTTCAACTTATCTGCATGAAGCAATCGCTTGACCTAAAGAATCTGCGAGTAGTTGAAAAGACTGCCGGAGAACGATTCAAGGCAGCATTGGGCGAAGCAATCACTGTTAAGCCTCGTAAGTCATCTGTTACTTTCAAGCGATTGCAGTCGTGATGGACTACGACAATCTGATACTTAGAAGCATAAAAGTATCAGAAGTTGATGAATGGTGCGACTTGAATCCGTCAAGAAATTATGACGAAAGCAATCGTGATGAAGGTGAACGTGAGTTATTTTATAAAATGATAAGTGATGCTCTCGTTCGCAAAACAGAGACAGTAGACAATCTAACGGAAGTTGTACTGCATCTATCACATCGCATCAAATATCTTGAAGCACACGTTGAACAAATAACTGGACAAGCATAGGAGAAAACCAATGGCATTTGATTTAAAGTCCATCCAAAGGACTAAACACAAAACACCGCCAAGAATATTAATTCATGGTGGCGAAGGTGCAGGTAAAAGCACTTTCCTCTCAGAGTGTCCTGACTCGATATTTATCCAGACTGAAGATGGTTTGAATGGTATTGACTCTCAGGCATTTCCACTCGCTAACGTATTCACTGATGTAATTGAGCAGCTTAACGTACTGGTTACTCAGAAGCATGAGTTTAAAGCAGTGTGGATAGACTCAGCCGATTGGTTGGAACGTCTTATCCATGCAAAGATATGCTCCGACCAAAATGTAACCATCATCGACAAAGCCTCTGGCGGATTCGGTAAAGGCTACACTGAAGCGCTGGGGCTATGGCGGCAGATCCTTTCGGGGCTTGATATACTGAATAAAGAGAAAGGTATGTACGTTGGATTAACGTGCCACTCTCGCATACAGCATATTAATGATCCGGAATTTGAAGAAGGGTTTGACTGCTATCGGCTCAAACTGCATTCACCCAAATCAGGCAATGGTTCTCTTGAGCTACTGTCGGAATGGGCAGATATAATCGGGTTCTGCAAAATCGCTTACCGCATTGGTGAGTCTGAAGTTGCAAAAGCTGACGTAAAGAAGTTAAAGAATGTTGCACAGGATAGATTTTTATGTCTGAATCCAACAGCAGCGTACTTGGCTAAAAATAGATATTCTCTTAAAGAGGATGTCAAATTAGAACAGGGTAAAGGATGGAAATCTTTTATCTCACATTTAACAAAAAACCAATAGGAAATTATAATTATGGGTAACTTAGATTATCAAGCCACTGATGATGTGGTCAGCGACTTCTCCCCGCTGCCAACAGGGAAATATCTTGCTTCGATTGTTGAGGCTGAATTAAAGCAAACTAAAGCGGGAACTGGTTCTTATGTCCAGTTGAAGTTTGAAGTCATGGATGGGGCTTATAAAGGTCGTTGGGTATCTTTCATCAACATCACTTTTACCAATCCAAACTCAACTGCTCAAGAGATTGGTCGTAAGCAACTCAATACGTTGCTCAAGGCAATTAACTTACAGGGCATTCAGGATACTTCTGAGCTTACTGGTCACGCTGTAGTGATTGATGTGAACATTAAGCAGCAAGAAGGTTACTCGCCTCAGAACGAAGTGAAGAACTACTTCCCTGTCGATGGTACACCAGCAGCACCCACAGTACCCTCTCAAGCAGCACCAGAACCTACTGCTCAACCTACACCTACCAGTGATGCACAGCCATCATGGGCACAGTAAGGAAAATCATAAGGCACGAACAAGTGCCGCCAAATAAAGGGGGCAGACCTAAAAAATCTGCCCCACCCCAACGTTACTACGGTAACAACCCAATCAGCGAAGAGCAGTACCAAATCAATAAAAAATATATCGCTGAATTAAAAAGGAGCTTTTTATGAAAGCAGCAATATTTATCATGGCATTCGCCACGTTCCTAATGACGATAACCATATACATTGAATTAAAAACCATCAACGACACCAAGCCAACCTGTGAGAACTCAGGATTGGGCGTACAAAAAGCCATTATCGTTGATCACGCAACAGCAAATATCACTATCGTTTGTGAAAAGGACGGTGAGTGATGGGCAACTTGGAAACCGAAAACCTAACAAGAAAACTTATCTTCAAAGCATGGGAAGATAATGCTGATAACGAATTTAGACCGCACTTAGGCGCATCAATCATTGGGCGTAAATGTGAGCGGCAACTGTATTATTCATTCAGATGGGCTAAGACACCATCCTTTCCAGGAAGGGTGTTGAAGCTATTCAACAGGGGGCATACTGAAGAGGAGCGCTTTGTAGCCGATTTAAACTCCATTGGGTGTAACGTCATGGAATTTGATGCCGATGGCAACCAGTGGCGTTTTGAGGACTGTAAAGGGCATTTCGGTGGTTCTGCCGATGGTATAATAGCATCGGGTGTTCCCGAAGCACCGAAATCGCCCCATATCGTTGAAATGAAAACCCATAGCGAGAAGTCGTTTAATGACTTGGTGTCAAAGGGTGTTAAAGAGTCAAAGCATGAGCATTTCATCCAGATGAATACCTATATGGGGTTGTCTGGGCGTAAATGGGGTGCTAAGTTCCATATCAAACGCGCTTTATATATGGCAGTCAACAAAAACAATGATGACTTGTATTGTGAGCGCATTCGTTTTGATCCTGATATATTTGAAGAAACAATGGAAAAAGCAGAGCATATTATCTTCTCTGATATATGCCCTCCACCAATGCCACAGGCATCAGCCCAATGGTACGAATGCAAATTCTGCGATTATTATGGCGTGTGCCATCAGAAGAAATTCCCTGAAGCAAATTGCCGTACCTGTGTATTCAGTACGCCAGTTAAAGATGGTAAGTGGGAATGCTCATGTAAGTGGCACGATGAGGACAACAAGACTATAGCTTTATCAGACACTGACCAAAAAAGTGGATGTGGTAACCACCTATATTTGCCAAGTCTTATCGACACATGGGCAACCCCAATCGATGGTACAAATGAGTCGATAGTTTTTGAGGTGAAAGGCACTGACGAGCAGTTCGTTAATGGCTTTGGTGACGGTTATATTTGCAGCAAGAGATTGCATAGGGATGGTTATGAAACTCCGTAACTACCAACGCAGAGCCATCGACTCGCTCGATGGTTACTGGCGTGAAAAAAAAGGCAGTCACCCTATTATAGTTGCCGGAACTGGCTCTGGTAAGTCAGTTATTCAAGCATTTTTTATCAAGGAAACCATCAAAGCATATCCCACTGCAAGAATACTCTGTGTCACCCATGTAAAGGAGTTGATAGAGCAGAACCATGAGCGGTTTCATGGCATTTGGCATGACGCCCCTTCTGGTGTGTACAGTGCCGGATTAAAGAGGCGTGACGATGCTCAGATAATGTTTGCGGGCATTCAATCTATCTACAAGAAAGCATTCGACTTTGATAAGTTTGATTTGCTGATGGTGGATGAGGCACATCTGATCCCGAAGAAGGGAACGGGTATGTACAAGACGTTTATTGATAATCTACTGATGGTTAATCCAAAGATGAAAATCATTGGGCTTACTGCATCACCATTCAGGTTGGATGGCGGTTCGTTAATAGCAGGTGACGGTGCGTTGTTCGATGGGTTATCATGTCACATCACTATCAAAGAATTGATAGAGCAGCACTTCCTTACTCCACTCACTGCTAAAGAAGGAATCGCACACATTGAAACCAGTAAACTCACCACACAGAACGGGGAATATCGGACGGCAGATGTTGAAAAGGCGTTTGCGGAAAACTCGACCACCGATTTGGCGCTCTCGGAAGTCATCGAACTTGGAAAAGAACGTAAGTCATGGATGGTGTTCTGCGCCTCAGTAAAGCATTGCAATGAGGTTGCTGAGAAGTTAAACGAACGAGGTATACCAACCATAGCAGTGCATGGTGAGCTACCCCCGAACGAAAGAGAAAAAGCAATCGGGGGTTTCAAAAACTATGAATACCGATGCATTGTATCAGTGAATATCCTAACCACTGGATTTGATGTTGAGCAGGTAGATATGATTGCCTTGATGCGCTCTACTCAATCGGCATCCCTGTACCTACAGATTTGTGGTAGAGGTATGCGTTTATGCGAAGGTAAGAGCGATTGCTTGGTACTTGATTTCGGTGAGAACATTTTAAATCACGGAGCAGTGGACGAGATAGTTGAGAGACAGTTGGAGATGGGTGGTAGGCGCAAAGGAAAGAAGGGTGAGCCAGTGTTAAAGCGATGCCCCTCCTGTGAGTTCATGTGTTTTGCTGCGACTCGTATATGCCCCAATTGTGGTGACAAGTTTGATATCAGCACGTTACCTAAAATCCAACAGGAGGCAGCACGACTTGCTATCCTGTCAAGCGAACGTGAGAAGCGCGAAGAGTGGTTTGATGTCACTGGCGTTACTTATGACATACATAACAAACCAGGAAAGCCATCGAGTATGAAGGTGAGTTACTTCTCAGGTAATTTGCAGTCGTTCTCTGAGTGGATCTGCTTAGACCATCAGGGCTTTGCCAGAAAGAAAGCAGTTCAGTGGATAAAGGAAAGAGCAGACGTTAACGACTCATTGTTATCGACTGAAGAAATGGTGCGCTTTGGCAAGAAAGGAAAAATAAGAGAACCCGACCAGATTAAGGTGCTAACGGGGAGAAAATACCCTGAAATAGTCGGATTCTCTTTTGTTTAGTGGTTATCAGGTATTGCCATCACTCAAGTGAATTGTCATGCAATTCAGCCATTGCTTTATTGTAGGCGTTACCCCATATTTCTTTTTTGCAACCATACCATTTTTTATAACTCCGCCTGTCAACATGAACGAATGACGCATACATTCCATAGGTTGTCCACCCAGAACTAGCGAGGATGATTAGGAAATCTGCTCTATCCATGCCGCTTGGTATCGGCAGATCAAATGCTATTTTTAAATGCTGACTTTTTAATTTGCCGCCTACTGACGAATTGTGAGATCTACACCTGTGCGCTGATGTCGGTGACAGTGGTCTGCCCAATAAGTTTCTGGTTTTCTGTAACAGATCTAATGAGTAGGGGTCGTGCCAATATTCACCGCAGCATTTACAGGATAATTCCTTTGGAGTAAAATTCTCCCAATGCCATTCGCTTTTATAATCACTGTAATGCTTAAACATCATTTGTGCAGTTCGTTGTGTGATTCGACAAGATCGCGATTTGATTTGTGCCTGATAAAGCAGCCTTTATAATTTCTCCCCAGTTTGCGTTTAGTGCTTTCCGACATCAAACTTTTTTCATCTTCAGTCAATTTCTCGAATATGCACTGGCCACCTAATTCTAGAGGCTCGTGTATAACGCGATACCTGTCAACGCACCCGTTAGATGTAATTGTCGTAATCAGAGCCGTCATTATCGCTAATACCCTCATCTCGCGCCTCCTCTATCTTTTTTTTATCAGCAGAAATGTCTTCCCTTATTTCCTCGCGCTTTTCATGTCCCTTGTTTTCCTCCCTTAACTTCTTGTTTTGAAAAGTCAGAATTTTCAGCATTATTAATGCGCCAGAAATTAACACGCCAATAGCAGCGTATATATACATTTTAATAGTATTAAACATTGGCTTTTGTATGTGACCTGCCATAATATGTGGCAGCGGTTGCGCCCAATATTAACGACATACCAGAAAAGTCAGCAACACCAAAAACAATCCCACCGTAAATAATTCCACTTGTTGCCATCTTAAAAAGAACCACCGCAAGCGTTGCCATGTACGCTGTTTTTGCGCCACAAACCTTTCCGTCAGCATCTTTTATCATCATCACCAGTTACCTCGTTGAATTAATTTATCCCAGAGCCTTTTTCTACTGCGAGCCTCTGATACATAACCTCCTTTATCTACCCATTCCGCTAACACCCTATCACTGGATTGAATTGAAATTGATCCATTTATCGTGGTTCGACTAGCCTCACCCATAAATCGAGCAATGTAATTATTCCATGATGAGTAGTTTGCAAAGTGTTGTATTCTTTCCATTAGCTGTCCTTTCTCGGCATATTTCGGATTATTTCCAAAAGCAACTCCGCGTTTTTATCAATTTTCTCGTCTATTTTATTAGTCTGTTCCTGAAGTTGCTCAACGTCAGCTTTAACCGCCTGTATCTGAATGTCTTTATTTTCAAACATTTGCTCTACAGTTGTTTTGTGGATTCTGTCTCGCGTTGAATCGGCTACCTCCCCCTGCAATTTCTCAACATCTGCTCGAAGATTTGTGTAACCAGTAACGCCTGATATGAACGCCAATGTTAATGCAATGAGAGTGCTGACCGTAACCTCCTTTGACAAATGCCAATGTCGCTCCCTTCGATCGCTTCCACTGTAATTAGTCATTATTTTTTATCCTTATTTCTGCCACAATGGCTGCAATCATGAGGCTCTATAAAGATTTCACAAATTTTATCCGCTATCTTATAGCGCAACATGTCTGGCGTTATTTTTGTATCGCACCTGATTATCTGTCTCAACCTGTGAGAAAGCGTCACATCGTGCAGCCTCATACCCCGTTTTATGTCAGGCAACTGCCAAAAAATTAGCGTTGCCCAAAAAACATTCCATATCACATCGAGCAGCCAACCAATTATGCCGATGGGTAAAAATAAATAAACAAAAGGTTTGGGATAACCTTTTACTCTCATAATTATAATAAATAGTACCCACGTTAGCAAAAATATACACACACCCGATGTTATGTATAGCATTATATAATTATCTATCATGCAATCTCGTCCCCACGCACATCGCCCAATGATGTTGTTGCTACCCAACTATGCCCGTCCCTGTCAATTGCGTCACCACCATTACCGCCTGATGTTGATAGACTAAATTCAGAAAAACCATCGTTTCCATCATTACCCAATCCACCGCCTGCTCCGCCTCTTGCAATATCATCCCACCAAGATGTTGTTCGCACTCCACCGCCACCACCTCCCGATGTTTTTGTGCCGTCCTCAGAATCTGAAAGCAACGTTCCGCTTATAGCCGCCCAAGTGATGTTTTTTAATCCTGCTGAATTTCCTGCTCCACCGCCACCGCCTGCCCATCCACTCAATGACGTAGTTATGCCACCACCACCGCCACCGCCACCACCACCGATAACACCGCTATTGGTTAATAAAACGTCATGCGCCAATTTTAACGCAAGACCGCCATCACCACCTGCCACAGCGCTAGATCCACCATCACCACCCTTGCCGACAATGAAAGCGCCCGATTGAATGATGATAGTCACTGTTACGCCCGTTTTATCTGTCCATGTGCCTGTATCACAAGCCGCTGATAATGAGGTTGAGCCTATTACAACATTTGGTTCGACAATAAATTTTGCCTTATCGTTATCAGCTAATGTATATGTTTCATCCCAAAGTGTCCGTAGGTTTAAATTTTGGCAACTAACGGATATGCGTTTAGGCTTGTATCCCTCTGCCTCACTTGCCTCGTCATCTGTTAATTCTCCTCCGTAGGTGTACTCCAGCGCAGTATATTTATAGGTATCCCTATGCTCCTTGGCGCTGATGATTTGATACACTACATCCAATGGCATACCGGAGAAATCAACTACATCGCGATGGTTTATGGACTTGCTTTGACCAACCCACACGCCCTCGCTACCCCCGTCCTTTGCGTCAAGTGAAAAGTCGATGACACGGGGTTGGTTAGAGAATCGTCTTCCCAATGTTGTGGCGATCTGGAGAGCGCCAACTTTTGACGTATTAGACAACCAACGAGAATTGATGACTCTGATTTGATTTGATCCATATTTGGCAATTGAATCCGCATCAACACGCGCAACTGACTGACGGTAGTTGCCCACATCGTCCAATTTTAACGTGGGATTATACTGCCCAAAATTAACAAAAACTGTGGATACTCTCATTTGTGGGTTGTCTTTAATTGAAACCGAACCCTTGATTAAATGCTCGTCCATGTTTAGCGTATTTGCTGAGTCAGGCGGTGGTCGTAATGCTGTCAATTGTATTTTTGCAGTTACCTCGTCCCACCAAAGGTAATGTGCCTTATTTTCGGATAATTCAATTAGCAGTTTTTTTACATCGTAGGGTTTTACAATTATCCCAGATAAGTTTCCTGTTAAGAAATTTTCGATCTCAGATGCCCACGAAGCAACAGAAATAAATGTTGGATCTATATTTGTATAATTTACCAATAAATCATAAACGATCTTATCAACTGTTTCCCGTTCATAAACAAGACACTCGTGTACCGTCACACCTGATGAATGAGCCGCCTGCGTAGTGTTGTATGCTCCTCGTTCTATTATGTCGAATGTATCATTGGTTCTCTCATATTTTATGACCTCAGAATCAAGCAAAACCCATCCATCTGCTCCGTATTCTGCGCCCTCGCCACTACCAACATCAAAGCTGCTGTTAGCGCCTGATGTGATTGAGCCGTCGGTCAATCCCTTGCGAACAGATGGCGCTTGCGCTTTTTTGCTACCCACCAATTTCAACGGATCTTTACCGACAACAGACGCGCTGCCTTTTGACACATCTATTCTATCAATTACATAATG